TAGTCCCGTTATTTATTTTTTGTTGCCTTGTTAAATCTTTAGGTTTGTATTTGTAACCATCGCTTCTTGCTTCTTTAATCCAGATAGATGCCACTAATACAGCAAAGCCCCCCACAACAATAGTAACAACAATCCACGTTATAATTTCAGCTATTTGTTGGCGCATCTGTTGTTGTTTATAAATAGTCTGTTGTCTTTGTTTTCTTATTTGACCTTCCATCTGTAGAAGCTCATCGTAGGCTTGTGGGCCGTGGGTCAAGTTTAAAAACATTTTTAACTCATAACGCTGTTCTTCTAATTTCTTTTTTGCAGCATAAGCAGCGAGAGCTGCTTCCTCAATCGATCCAGATTTAAACAATTTGCCAAACAGGGGAGGATTTTTGGCTTGTTTTTCCGCATTATCAACATCGGAAACAGCTCCCATCCATCTACCGATATCTCCAGACATTTGTTCAATGTCGCGAGCTGCGGCAAATCCTGATTTAATAGCGTTAAAGGCGCTATTCGCGACTCCCATCGCGATTGAGATAGTAACTGGGTCCATAAAGACATTATAGCACGTTTTAAAAAAAAAATGAAAGTCAAGACTATTAAAACAAAAAAATATTTTATATGATGTTTAATTCAGAGGAGAAATACATGTCAAAATTACCAAATAGAAGACCGTGTGTTACCACGGACGTAGGAGAAGGTTTAGCTGTGACCGTCTCTTTTCATCCAGAGACAGCTACACCAGTAGAAGTTTTTTTATCAGGAAGAGGTAAGAAAGCATCTGATGGACCTATGACAGACGCTTTGTACAATATGGGCGTTGAAGCATCTAAATTAATGCAAAATAAAGACAGTCAACTCATAACTGAGTGATCTTTGGCTTTTCTTAAAGTCATTTCAGCATCTACGAGCTCTTTTACTCTCTTTTGTTCCTCGGAAACGTACTGAGAGTAGATGAACCGTAGTTGTCCACCCAAAGTTCTTCCTTCTTTGGCCGCAATTTTCTTAATTTCTAAATAAACATCTTTAGGAACAAGAATGCTTTTCCATTTATCTGTATCCATATCGCATAAATCCTTTTCTTTTACGCGATTATATGCGATTTTATATAATTACGTCAATATGTTATTTAGATTCGCCCCATGATGGGCCTATTTCTACGTCCACTTTGCTAGGAACATTTAATTTAACGGCGTTTTCCATTGCATAAACGATCGAATCAACCTGATCATCATTAGAAACAGACACCGCCACCTCATCATGTATTTGAATAAGCGGAGTTATCCCCAGCTTGTGGATATCTACCATAGCTTGCTTTGTCATGTCGGCGGCTGAGGCCTGAATTAAACGGTTTAGTGCCTTATAAGTGTAGGCTCGCTTTAGTCTGGTCGTTGGGCCGTGTTCATTGAGTGCATCTTTCAAAGGCAAAGCCTTATTCATTGCGAATGTATCTGGTTCCCAGAGATCAAATCTACATTTTCTACCTAAGATAGAGCGGATAGAGCCGGAGCTTTGTCTGGCGTTAAGTTTATTCATTACCCCGTGCATAAGCATTTTTACAAAAGGTACGCGTTCATGGTACTGACTCACTAAACCCTTTGCCTCTTCTACGGAGATATCAAGCTGGTCTGATAGCTTGTTTACACCCATGCCGTACATCATTCCCAAATTAATTGTTTTGGCTTGCTTACGAGGTATTTTAGCCATGTCAGCTACCATGGTATGGAAGTCCATATCAGGGTCATTTTGGTAACCATCGACAAATTCTTGTACGCCTTTCATGTCATGGCCTTGGGATTTACCGTAGGCGTGAGCATAATGGACCAAGATTCGTGGTTCTTGTTGCGAGAAATCTATACTAGCCCACTGTTCATTCTCTTCAGGTAAGAACAAAGAGCGAATCATAGGCCCCAGCTCAGGATCACGGGCTGGTATCTGCTGTAAATTTGGATTACTCATGCTGATTCGTCCTGATACGGTGCCACCATCGTCTGATCTAATCTGGTTTATGTGTGAATGTATGCGCCCATCGTGAGCCGTGTGCTTCATAATTGTGTTAATAAAAGTACCTTGTGTCTTGTTAAGGTCTCTCGTCCTTAGTATCATTTTAGGTAATTCGTGAGGATGCTCGGATAGAAAGGATTTTGTAAATGATGGTGCACCTTTTTCAGTTTTTGGATACTTTATACCCACGGTGTCAAAAGCTTTGGCAAGCGATTGAGCCGCCCATACTTCTACATTCATGCCCGTTACATGCTTGATCTTAGCCAGCATAGCCTTTTCCTCTTTGAGAAGAAAGTCTCTGGTCCGCTCGACACGGTTCTTGTCAATACGAACACCTTTCCAAGTCATATCTATGAGTACGGGAAGGACATCGAGCTCCAGATTTACGACACTCCAGAGGTCTTCCTTAGAAATGAGCGGTTTGAAGTAGTTCCACAATTCCAATGTGAGTTCGGCATCCACTTCGGCGTATGGTCCGACATGCATGCTTGGCAGTTTCCACAGTTCAGCTTTGGGATCGACCCCGAAGTCTCTAGCGGCTTCAGTCAGGTTCTTCTCACTTTTTGTTTTTGATAAATATTCAAAAGCCAAAGCGTTAAGACTGTAACTAAATCGGTTCTCATCCAGCAAGGATGCTATGACCATAGTATCAATGATACGACCCTTAACTTTAAAACCCATGCGCCTGAGCCAACCAGCATCATATTGAGCGTTATGCATAATCTTTTCAGCGGGTGATTCGCAAACCTTTTTCATCCAGTTATTGACTATGCGCTCATCTATATTTCCACCTCCGCCGTGGCGAATCGGTACATAACCTTTCCAACCGTCTACAGCTACAGCATATCCAACAACCTCGCCATCTCCAGTTGTCCATCCAGGTCCTTTAGTCTTTAAGTTTGGATCTTTGGTTTCAACATCTATCGCTATCGTCTTAGCTTCACTAAGATCTGGTAGCTCATGTGGTGGAACCCATTCTGTTTTAGGCGTGAACATCGCCATCTGAAGTGTCATATTGTACCTCTATTAGTTTGTTAAGGTACCACTGAGCCTTTTGTAGGTCTTGGATACCGTTTTTGTGTCTATATCGTGTTAAGTATTTTAGTATGTTTCCTTCCAGATAATAATTAAATCCTTCAGCTGTCATAGATTCTATCATGTCTATGGTTTCTATAGAACTACTGGTGTAGTGCTCAGGATGGTTAACCATATCTTTCATTTGCTCCTCCTCTAATCGTTTCTTCATATATTCTAAGTGTCTCATATAGCATAGCTCCTATTGCTGTCTTCTGATTCAACAATAAACAAATTCTCTTTAGCCCGTGTAACGGCCACATAGAACACTCTATGCAAATCATCATTACCTCCGCTCATTGCATCGTCAGCTGATGGAGATAAATCTGTAAATATAACTACGTTTTCTGATTCGCCACCTTTAGAACCGTGGATCGTGGATATTGTAATACGAGGCTCTGCATTAAACTTCTCTCCTCTTCTTAGCATAGCCGTGATATACACCCGTGATTCTTCTGGTAGTCTATCAAGAGCCTCTCTCCAAATCAACTCATCTCCTATAGCAAGGCCCCATTCATCCTGAAGTTGGTTCATATTAAATAGATTACTATCATCAGCTCCACTCATTGTCTTGAAGCCACGCTTAACGCGGTTACCAGTAGACATAAAACTATATATGTCCTTGACTGTTTCCAATGTAATACTTTTACCTTTTCTCATTTGCTCCCAGCCGTTCACAGCTGAGGATATTTTGGAGGATATGGATCTATGTCCTTTGTGTGTATATAGATAACCAGAGGATCTTAGCATCTCGACAACGGGATTTAGTATGTAACCCGCCTGAGCTAAGATAAGCCACTGTCCGGAGGATACATCTATATCTTCCAAACGGCTGATATGCTGTACGTTTCCCTCTTCGTTCTTAGGTTCATACTTCTTTGGATACCGATTACTTATTCTGGATACGATTGTTTCGGCGGTACGATGTATGAGCCGTGGGACGCGGTACGATTGTGATAGAGTTTCGCTTGAGCCGTCCAATGTAATGAATTGTTCTACGTCAGCTCCGGCCCATCTATATATAGCTTGGTCATCATCGCCAGCTGCATACATTTTCTTGGAATTTTTATCAAGTATGTGAGCTATGTCCCACTGCAGAGGACTAAGGTCTTGTGCTTCGTCTAGGAATACCAGATCAAACTTGGGACACGCTACGTCAGCTTCATCAATAAAACATTGTAACATGTCGGTAAAGTCGTACAGCTCGTGCTGTTCTTTATATTCTTTGTAACACTTAGATACATAATTTACTGTATTCCAATCATAGATCATGTACGTTTGATTATATTGTTTCCGCAAAGGGTTTTTACATAATCGGGCTAGGTTTATCAAACTAAGAATTGGATGATCGGTGGCTTGTTTGTCTACGATATCATCATCCAAAGACGTGCCGGAAACTAACGGTATAGATATTATGTCACTTAGCTCCTTGTAATGCTCTCTACCCATAACTTGTTCTGTACGGATACCACTGGCACTCAACGCCAAGCTGTGTAGAGTACGGAAGTAAAAGAGGTCTTTGTCAGGATCTAGATGAAAACGAGCTGATGCACGTTCCTTGGCCTCACTTGCGGCTTTTCTGGTAAAAGCAAGAAACGCAATACTGTTAGGGGACACGCCACTATCAAGAGCTTTGTCCAGCATATTCAAGAGTGTTGTTGTTTTACCAGTTCCTGGAGGTCCAAAGATTCTAAACATTAGTTATCGTTTGCTGGTTTAGCAAAGCCTAGTTCGTCTAAAAAATCATCGGTTGTCATAAACGTGGGTACTTCATGTATAAAGATAGGAGTTTTTGGACCCCACCATGCTCCAACAACATTAAACTCCATCCACTCTATGGCCTCTTCATAGGTCATTTTATCTTTATCCATGAAAATCTGCACACACTTGTCGTAACTATATATGAGGACTTCGTCCATATTTATACGACCACCTGTTCCTAATATTGCTTCGTCAAGGCCGTCAGCCTTGACCATTCTTTCTTCATCTTCCATTAAAATGGTGTCTCCTCTTTCTTGCCCATGTTAGGCGGGTTGAGTTCCATATCTGCGTTTTCAAAAGCGGGTATTGCCCAACATCTTACAGATCTGTTTTGTATTCTCAAAACAGTACTGGACCCGTTAATATCTCGCAAGCGCTGGGCAATTTTGTGAGACTTGTATTCAAAGAATTTATTCTTTTTAAGAAAATTCTCAAAGTCTCGTAATCTAAAGTAAGTTAAATTATCTTCTTCACTCGTCCAAGGTCGGCGCAGTAGTATCTCTTCTTTGGCCTGAGCTTGTTGTAAGTGTCTACAAAATTCTTCAAGGTAATCGTAGAACTGACCGCTTGTGCTTGCATCTTCCGCCACTTCTATAATTGCTGCTTCGTTTTCTTTCATCTCTGTTAGTAACGAACTGATACGTCCCTCCCACATAGGCTTACCAACGGTGCGGGGCATAAAGTTCAACTGTTCCATACATGCCTTTTGAAACGTGGGCTGTGAGAGCAGAGCGTCTGTGTCGAGCTCCAAGGGCTCCGCGTTTACATCCATAAACCAGACGGGCGGTGTTGAGTTGTACTTTCTAAGGTTTGCTATGGTAGCTCCTTGTACCGCTGATCCAACACCATGCTTTCGTGTACGACATAACTCTTTGTTACAGTGCGAGTTGATAGGCGCATCATTACATTTGTAAGCATAATCCTTACGTTTAGCTTGGTTAGCTACAATGTTTACTTCAGACAAAGGCAGAGGTGGTTCAAAATACATCATGTTATATGTAAGTATTTCTGTCTCCCAGCTATCTGGGTACGCTTTTCGTAAGTAAACGGCTATGTTAAATAAACCATTGTTTCTCCCGCCTTCGGATATTTTGCTTGCGCAAAGAGTTTGGAGGCAAGGCGGGCCGTCTTTGATAGGTGTATCTGTTTTGTCTTCGATTTGTAGGGCTTGGACTTGTTCTAAAGTCTGCTTGTGAGCCTCGTACAAGGCTATAAATTCTTCTAGGGTCGCAGAGGTGCCATCATCCTTTATACCGTATCGTAGGCCGGACTCAGCGTCATAATAAGGTAGGTTTAGAAAGTTACCTACATCACCGCGTTCTAGTTGCAATCGTATTTGTTTTGGAAAGATTTCACTTTGGCCGTAGCCAAGAGCGGCGGAGATATGCTGAAGCGTCTGTTGCATCTCCTTAGCTTCGATCCATTCACTAGTGAACAGAAAACAATGAGCTCCACCACTCTTAGATCTACAAACCACAAGAGGCAATTTCATTCGCCTAATCTTTTCAATTAAAGACTTGTGATCTAGCGGATATTGGTCAATGTCTATACATCCCCACTTGCAGTTATTATCTGCATTAATGGGTATGATACCTAGAGAATCGCCTTTACCGCTAAGATGCCCTAGCCAATGGTCTTTGGTCCGAGGTTCGCGTATAAGTGCGGCTCTACCTGACTTCTTACC